ATATTGGAACTTCAGGAACAGATGGAACTTCAGGAACAGATGGAACTTCAGGAACAGATGGAGCAGACGGAACTTCAGGAATAGATGGAGCAGATGGAACTTCAGGAACAGATGGAACTTCAGGAACAGATGGAACTTCAGGAACAAATGGAGCAGACGGAACTTCAGGAATAGATGGAGCAGATGGAACTTCAGGAACAGATGGAACTTCAGGAACAGATGGAACTTCAGGAACAGATGGAGCAGACGGAACTTCAGGAATAGATGGAACTTCAGGAACAGATGGAACTTCAGGAATAGATGGAGCAGATGGAACTTCAGGAACAGATGGAACTTCAGGAACAGACGGAACTTCAGGAATAGATGGAGCAGACGGAACTTCAGGAATAGATGGAACCTCAGGAACAGATGGAGCAGATGGAACTTCAGGAATAGATGGAGCAGATGGAACTTCAGGAACAGATGGAACTTCAGGAACAGATGGAACTTCAGGAATAGATGGAGCAGATGGAACTTCAGGAACAGATGGAACCTCAGGAATAGATGGAATAGATGGAATCGGCGCAGAAGTTAAAGATTATACATTCGTAGTTGCAAATCCAGCAATTGGAGTAATTCCTGGACCTAGAATGTATTCTAGTTTTACACCAACTTCTTGTATAGGATTTTGCGAATCTAATACTAGTGTTACTCTTAAAGTTATGTACGGTACACCAGGTTCATTAACAAACACAGCATGTAGTTCATTTATTGTTAATACTTCTGCTTCTACTGGAACTGTTATTTCCACATCAATTGCAGCAAGCAATTGGTTAGCTTTACAAATTACAGGAACTTCTGGTGTAACTGGATTAGTAACAATTACTATTTCAGGAACATAAAATAATATAGATTAAATATGGCCTCTGCATATACTTATACGTTTACTACTCCTGGACAATATACTTATATTTTACCATATAAAGCAAAAATATTAGATGCACAAGTTTGGGGAGGAGGAGGATTGGGTGGAGCTTCGCTTGCTGGTACTGTTTATGCAGGTGGTGGCGGAGGTGGTGGTTTTTCTGCAGCAACTTCAACCTTATTAGATGCATATAATTGTAATATTTGGAGATGGACGCTTGAAATAAACGTAGGAGCATCAGAAGAATCTAGTTCTATTAAAATTTATGCAGAAAAATGGGACCCAAAAGAGGCAATTACGTTAGCCGAAGCAACCGCTGGTACAACAGTTAAAGACAATTCTTCATCTGGTGGAGCTGGTGGATATGCTCTAGTTGGTGATGGTTATTCAGGAGGAAGTGGCGCAGACGGAGTTACTAGTAGGTATGGAGGCGGTGGCGGCGGCGGAGCTGGATCAGCTGCTGCTGGTTCTAATGGTTCTGGGAGTTCTGGCGGAACCGGTGGAACTCCAGACGGAGGAACTGGCGGTAATGGTAGAATTAGTACACAAGGAAATGGTTATCCTGGAAACACAATCGGCGGCGGCGGCGGAGGTTCAATACGCATCAATTCTGGTACATGGACCGGAGGTGGAGCCGGCAATGGACAAGCCTATATAGCGATAGATTTTCCATTTAATGAATTATTGATGACTTTTTGGGACACAGTTAATCGTAATCAAACTACGCCAACTATTCGTGAAATTGGGACTGGTTCCGATAGTTCATATATAATTGGCGATTCTAATTTTGCTTGGGGTTATAATCTCTATGGTCAACTTGGAGATAATTCAATAACTGCTAAATCAACACCAGTTGCCGTTTGCGGAAATCATACATTTTGTAAAATTTCACATTCATCTGGATATAGTATGTTAGCAATAGATAATAACGGAAAGGCTTGGGGTTGGGGTTATAATCTCTATGGTCAACTTGGAAATAATATTACGACCACCAGTCACAAAACACCAGTTGCTGTTTGTGGATCACACACTTTTTGTGAAATTGAAACCGGTTATTATCATACAATTGCAATAGATAATAACGGAAAGGTTTGGGCCTGGGGATCAAATTTTAATGGTCAATTAGGTAATAATTCAACAACTCATGAATCAACGCCTATTGCTGTTTGCAATAGTAATAAAATTTTTAATATAATTTCAGCGGGTGAATTTTCATCATTTGGAATTACTATTGATGGTGCACTTTTTGCTTGGGGTAATAATTACTATGGTCAACTTGGAGATAATTCAACAACTAATAAATCAACACCAGTTGCCGTTTGCGGAAATCATAAATTTTGTAAAATTAGCGCTTCAACAGGACATGTGCTTGCTATAGATGCAACAAATTCAACTTGGAGTTGGGGTTATAATTGCCATGGTCAACTTGGAGATAATTCAACAACTGATAAATCAACACCTATTGCCGTTTGCAATAGTAATAATATTTTTAATATAATTTCAGCGGGTGGATATACATCATTTGGAATTACTATTGATGGTCAACCTTTTGCTTGGGGTCATAATGAACGTGGTCAACTTGGAGATAATTCAATAACTGCTAAATCAACACCAGTTGCCGTTTGCGGAAATCATACATTTTGTAAAATTTCAACTGGATATGAGTATGCAATCGCAGTAGACAATGCAGATTCGGTTTGGGCATGGGGTTATAATCAATATGGTCAACTTGGAAATAATACTACGACCAATTACAAAACACCAATTTTTATTAATATTTAAACCTTTATATTATTTTTAATATAAATTATAATTATAATGTTTGATCATAAAATACGAGTATCTACTTCATTAATCGGAACTGGCGGATATAATAATCATGCGCAGTCTTTTTTTAAAGAATTAGCTAAGTATTGTCCATTAGAAATTAGGAATTTTACAGTAGGCGATAATTGGCAAGAATATTCAGATGAACCACATAATAATGAGCCATATATTGATGACGATTTTAAAACGCTGCTAACTACTCAAAGTTTATGGAGTAAAGATAAAAAGTTAGTAGATTTACCAATTTATTCAAAATATCCAAATGCTGGAAAACCAACAATTGATTTAATTTTAAATACAAATAATCATCATTATTTTTATGATGATTATAATGGTTATAAAATTGCATATTGTGTTTGGGAATCTACTGAAATTGATGATGCTTTTTTTAAAAAATTATTAGAATTTGATGAGCTTTGGGTACCAAGTTACTGGCAAGAATATTGTATAGTTAAACAAGGATATCCTAGTGATAAAGTTTTTGTTATTCCAGAAGGAGTTGATATTCAAACATTTAACCCCGAACCAGCAATTCATCAGTTAACAAAAGATCCAAACAGATTTACATTTGGATTATTTGGTAGATGGGATTATCGCAAATCGACTAAAGAAATAATAGAAGCATTTTTAGCTGAATTTAATAAAGACGAAGCTGTTGATTTAATTATATCTGTAGATAATAAATATTCTGGAGATAATTTTGAATCAACCGAAAAACGATTAGAGCATTATCATTTAAATGATAATCGTATTAAAGTATTACATTATCCGCCTAGACAGGAATATGTTAATTTATTAAAATCAATTAATGTTTTTGTTTCTTGTTCTAGATCAGAAGGGTGGAATTTGCCATTAATCGAAGCAATGTCTTGTGGAACTCCATCGATTTATTCTAATTGTAGTGGACAATTGCAATTTGCAAGTAATAAAGGAATTCCAGTTAAAATAATTGGAACCAAACCGACTAAGGATAGTGATTATAATCACTTTAATAATTTGCCTGGTGAATATTATGAACCTGATTTTAATGATTTACGTAGAGCTATGCGAGATGCTTATGTAAATTACGAAGAGCATAAAAAGAAAGCAATGCTTGATGCAGATGCAATACATGCAGAGTTTAATTGGACACATATTGCAAAACAAGCAAGCTTTCATTTAATCAGTCGAACTCGTCTTATCGAAAATAAAATTAATAAAAAAGAACATTCTAATCTTAAAGTAAATTGTAATTTCGTAGATGGGCCCAATATTAGTTTATCAGGCGAATCAAATTCATCATATATTATTAAATTTATCGATAATTCAACGAATACTTTAATTTATAATACTGAAATTACTTCAGGTATGTGGGCTGCGCCGAACTGTAAATACTATAGAAATTGGAAAATTTCTATAGAAGATAAAGAAACTAATAATATTGTATATGAACATATTTTTGATTTAACAAATAAGAAAGTTCATATAATGTTAGGGTCTAAATCATTAGGTGATACATTAGCATGGTTTCCAGCAATTGAAGAATTTAGAAAAAAACATAATTGTGAAGTATATTGTACAACATTCCATAATGAATGGTTTATTGCAAATTATCCGAATCTTAAATTTGCTGAAATTGGAACTTCAATCGATGAAGTTTATGCAAGTTATTCAATTGGTTGGTATTATAATGATGAAACTGTTGATTTTAATAGAAATCCAGTTGATTTTAAAAATCAGCCTATGCAAAAAACGGCATTTGATATATTGGGTTTAGATTATAAAGAAACTAAGCCAATCATTGAAATTCCAAATATAGAAACGAAAAATCAAATTGCAATTGCAATACATGCAACTGCTCAGCCTAAATATTGGAATAAAGTTAATGGATGGCAAGCTGTTGTAGATTGGTGTAATAATAATGGATATGAAGTTGTCTTATTATCTAGAGAAGAAGATGAGTATATGGGGAATTCACATCCAACTGGAATTAGAAAGTTAGAAGCAGGCCCACTTAGTATTGTTAAAGAGGAATTAGCTAAATCAAAAGCTTTTATTGGAATAGGTAGCGGATTAAGCTGGTTATCTTGGGCAATTGGCATTCCTACTATATTAATTTCTGGATTTTCTTATTCATATACTGAAACTAAAGAAAATACTTTTAGAATTTCTGCACCATCTGACAAATGTTCAGGATGTTTTAATAAGTATAAATTAGATCGTGGAAATTGGAATTGGTGTCCAGAACATGAAAATACTACTAGAGAATTTGAGTGTACTAGATATATAGAGCCAGAACAAGTTATATTTGAATTAAAAAAGGCATTATCATATAAATAAAAGCATATGATACTTAATGCTAGAAAAAATGGGTTTGTTGTAAATTTACCTCAAAACTTTTTTAATGATGAAATAAACGAAAAATATAAAAACTATTATAGAAATTTAATGGTGCCATATAAATCAATTTCTGATTTTATGGCATCAACTATTCAAACTATTGATATTCCAGGTTTTGAAAGTCAATTACAATCTCAAGTAGAAAATCTTGGAAAAAAGAGAGAAGTACATAGTTCTAAACCTATTGCTGAGCAATTTACTAGAAATATGGAAATTTCATTTAAACTTACAGATGGATGGATGAGTTATTTTATTTTCTTAGATAATATGTTAAATTATTTAGATTTTTCAAATTTAGCAGAAAATAATACATTAAACAATTCGCTGGGACAAGCTTTTAGCAAATCTCCAATTAAACACGAAAACCATCCATTTTTTTATCCAATTAGGTTAACTATTTTAAATAATGAAGGATATGGACTAATTTCAATTGTATTTAATCGTCCACAAATAATCGGATTAACTAATTTTCAATTATCATATGCAAAAGTAAAACCAGAATTTGATATCTTTAAAGTAAAATTCAATTTTTATAATTTCGATATTGTTCCAGAATTTGATTAAGTATTTTGATCAATCCAATTTCTATCTAATAGAATATTATTATCATCTTTCGTATTAGACTGTATTCGTTCCATAACATTTGAACTTTTACGGTTAGATGAACTTTCGAAACTAGGAAAGTACGTTTCAACGTCTACTTTTAAATCTACATATAATTTATTATTATCACTATATGTAAATTTGTATTTTTTATCAATACTTTCTGTTTCAGGAAAAGTAAATTGTGCAGGAATTCGAAGACCTCGATATTTAAAATACATTACTCTATTTGCATAAACTTGATCAAGTATTTTTTCTGAAATCTTAAATGCATGGTTTATACTAGCAGTAATTATTTTTATACTAAATGCTATTGACATAGGTAATGTATATAGTTGTGCAGAATAACCATTCAAAACATTTTCATCTTTTTCATCTTTTTCAACATTAGTGTATTGAGCTCTAATAAATCTATTTGTAATGTCAGATGATTTAATTTGAAATGAATCTAATGTAATAACTCCCCTTGGAATTATATCATAAGTTCCCTCTGACGTAGGAATATTACAATTATCAGGTAATCCAATATAAAAATCTTTTAAAAAATTCTCATCTGATCCGTAATTATATTGAAATGGTACATTAACTGATTCAGATGAATTATTTCTAGATTGTTGTATTGTTATTGTGCTATTTAATAATTCTAGTAATGATATTGATAAATTTCTTAAAAAAATATCATCTGTGTTTAATATTTTCATAAAATTATTTATCTCATAAAAAAAAGACAGTAAATATGATATTATCAATTTACTGTCTTCGATATTAGTGGAATCAAGGGGATTCGAACCCCTGTCCGCCAAACTACAAATTAATTCGTCATTCACATGCTTAGTTAATTTTTCAAAATTAACAAAATATTCAAAATTACCGATTTGACTTTCGTTTTTATAAGGATCTTGAGTTACTTATAAAATATTTAAAGTTATAACTCATTAACTTAAATTGTGCACATTTAGTCGTATGAAAATTAGGCAAGTGCGGCCTAATGATTACGCAACTAATGAAAGTTCACGTACATCCTCAGAAACAGCAGAACCGTCAATGAGATCCCAAATAGATGTGTTGCCACTTAAATTTTGATACATATTTACAAGAAAGCATCATTCTTGGCATGCAAAATTAATCTATACGTTCACGTCAATTACCTGTTGATCCCATATAAATTATTTATAATATACTATAATCTTTATTAATGAACACATATTGGTGAAAAATATTAATGTGAGGATAAATAATAAAAAATAATAATTAATGTCTAGTATTACCAGTCAAAATAATTCGTTACGATTATTTACTAGTCTTAAGATACGAATAACTGATATATTAAGTGAAACTATCTCATATTTACAAGATACTTTTAAACAAAGTCGATTAGTATTCACAGCAGCTTCTCCATATGGACAATTATTAATAGTTTTTGAAAATCTTAGTCAATTAATATTTTATTATTTAGAAGATGCGATTACTGAATTAAATATATATGAAGCTTCTAGACCATCATCTATTTATAGTTTAGCTAGTTTATCAGGCCATAACCCAAGTAGAGCAATTGGATCAACTGCTCAAATTAGAATTTTAAGAAAACCTGGAATTTCAACTAGTTCAACTAAAGCAATTCTAAATAATTTATTTAGAATTTCTTGTGAAAATAATACATTAACTTACGTCATTGAATTACCGCAAGATGAAGTTAGATTAAATTTAACTGGTTCAGAAACAATGGCAGTTTTTGGAGTAAGACAAGGTAGAGTTGAAAGTCAAACGGTTACCGGGCGAGGAGTTGCGTATGATAGCTTTAGTATAGGCTATCCAAATAACTTTTATATTGATAACTTTATGGTAAATGTTTACGTAAATGGAGAAAAATGGGAAAAATATCAATCATTACTAGACATACCAAGAAATGGAAAGGGATTTATTACAAAAACTGGCATTACCAATGGATTAGATATTTATTTTGGAAATGGATCAATGGGAAAAATTCCAGAAGCAGGGAGCGAAATCATAATAGAATACTTAGTATCAGAAGGTTCAGCTGGGAATGTAAAAATTAGTGATCCTAGTCAAATTTCATGGACTTTTTTAGATACTGCATTTTCTCCATTAGGAGAAGAAATCAATTTAAATGAATATTTTGATATTGTTACAATAAGTCCTCCTAGCTTCGGAGTAGATCCTGAGGATATTGAATTAACTAAGTTAATTGCCCCAAAACAATCTAAGAATTTTGCATTAGTTAATGTTGATAATTATGAAGTGTTATTACATAAAATGCAAATGTTTTCAACAATAAGAGTATTTTTAAGTGATACGGATCTTCGTGTAATTAATTTATTCTTAATTCCTGACACAACCAGATTGTTTAATGATAGCTCAGATTATTTTAATTTAAGTTTAGATAAATTTAAATTAACAACATTTCAAAAAAATGAATTATTAAAATATATTGAAAAATCTGGAACAAAATTAATTTCAACAGATGTTTCTATAATAGATCCAACTATTACTAAATATGTTTTAAATATTAGCATTATTGCATTTGATGATGTTGAAGTAAATACTATTAAAACTGACATACACGATGCAATCGGAAGATATTTTATTAAACTTAACAGAACTGATCGAGTTCCTAAAAGTGATTTAATTATAGTAATAGAGTCAGTTAATGGAGTTGACTCTGTAAATTTATCAATTGTTTCTGAATTAAATGAACTTTCTTTTATTTCTAAGCCAGACAAAAATCCTACTAATTTAATAGGACTAGATGAATTTAATGATATTATAATAGCAAATAATGAATTTCCTATAGTTAGAGGAGGCTGGACTGATCGATATGGTAATACATATTCGTCTGGAATTTCTGATACTGGTTTAGGCGCAATTAATATTGAAGTTAAACCAAATAAAGTGTCTCGTAAAAAATTAACATTATTATGATAAGAAATTCAATATATGCACCTTTGTTTAATAGAAAAGACCAACGTTTACATTTAGGTTTTAAATATAAAAATCAAGTATTAAAGAAAACTTTATCTAATCAAATGTTTAATGCAAATCCTACATTAGATGCATTTTTAGCATATATGGAAGTTTACATATATGAACATATTGAAGCAATTAAGCAAGTTAAAATATTTGCAAATCCAGCATTAGATAAAAATGAAAATAGAATTAATTAATGGCAGCACCGGTTTTTAATAAAGAAAAAAAGAAACAAATTCGAGGAGAATTAGAAGATTTATTAGCAAGTTATTCAAATGATTCTAATTCAGCTAATGATGATTTAGTGGATGAAGAACTAAATACAATTACAATGGCACCGCCTATTGATTTTGATGATATGAATAAATCCTTTGAAAAGAAAGCAAAGGATATAACTAAATCAATGTTAAAATTTTATGTTGATCTCGGTGTAATTAATGATGATGAATATATTAAACAAAAGCAAACTCTTGATAATACTAATATTAAAAATATAATGTTTCAATTAAAAACATTACGAATGGCGATTGAAAAAATTGCCGAAGAAATAAATCAAGGAAATACTCACCCTAGACTATTTGAAGTATTTGGTCAATTACAAGATAAATTAACAACAGTTATTAAAACTCAAGCTAATTATATTCTATTTTTAGAAGATACTTATAAAAAAATGAATCAAGAAATAGGTCAACAAACACAAGGTGGACAACAGAAACAAATAAAACAAAAAAATACAGACTATTTTATATCAGCAGGTACAAAAACTATAATGGATGAAATTGAAATAACTGAAGTGCCTGATATAACTGAGACTTCTAGAGAATTGACTGATCCTAGTAAAAAATCTGAAATTATTAAGAAATTTGGAGTCTCTGAAACAATTGATACTGAAAATAATATTGATATTTCGGAGTCTGTTAATGATATGATATGAAAGATTTTCTAACAAATGGGGGAGGATCTTCTGGTATAAAACTATCATCATTAGATCCTGAGAATTTAGCAATTTGGTCAACTGAAAAAGTTAATAAATTGTTAGATGATATTGAAAATGGAGTAATTGAAATTAAATCATTAAAGCATTCTCCATTTAAAGATAATGAATCTGAGTGGAAAAAGGCAAATATTATCTTTGAATATACACCAGATGAATTGGAAGAAATTCGTAAATGTAAATCTGACGTTTTATATTTTGCAGATACTTATGCAAAGGTTATGACTGACGATGGAATAAATCAAATTACACTTAGAGATTACCAATCTGAAATATTATGGTCATTTTCAACAAATCGATTTAATATTTTAAATGCATCTAGACAAATTGGCAAGTCTGTAATGTCTGCAATTTATATAGCATGGTTTTTAATATTTCATAGTGAGAAAAATATATTAGTTGTTGCAAATATTGCATCAACAACTAAAGAAGTAATAGATAAAATTAAATCAATTTTAGAAAATCTTCCATTTTTCTTAAAACCTGGGTGTATTTCGAATAATGTAATGTCTATGAAATTTGATAATAAAAGTAGATTAATAGGACGAACTACAACAAAGAATACAGGTATAGGTTTCACTATTCATTTATTATATATTGATGAATTTGCGCATATCAATCCATCATACTTAAATTTCTTTTATCGAGCAATTTATCCAACAATTTCAGCTTCTAAGACTTCTAAGATTATAATTACATCTACTCCAAACGGAATGAATAAGTTTTATGAGATTTATATGGATGCGTTAACTGGTAAAAATAATTATGCTCCATTAAGAGTAGATTGGTGGCAAGTTCCAGGAAGAGATGATCAATGGAAAAAAGATACAATATCAGACTTAGGATCAGAAGAAGATTTTAATCAAGAATTTGGATTACAATTCTTTTCATCTGATGTATTATTATTACCGTCAAGAACTCTTAAGAAGATATTTAATCTCAGAATAGAATATGAGGTGCCTGAATGGGTTCAAATGTTTGATATGTATGAATCATTAGAAGGATTATCGTTTCACCCAAACTTTGCGAAAAAGACCCTAAGTGATATACGAAACGATGATAATTATTACATTTTTTCAGTAGATACCGCAGATGGATTAAGTAGAGACTATTCAATTATTAATATTTTTAAATTTTCGTTATTACCAGACTCAATATTAGATAGTGTTAGTGAATTTATTAAGGTTGAAACAGATATTTTTTCATTGGTTCAAGTTGGTACATTTAGAACAAATACTAAAGACATAAATCAATATTGTAATTCTTTGGAACTATTATTATTTACAATATTTAATCCTGAAAAAGTCAAATTAGTAGTAGAATTAAATCACAAAGGCGAATATATTATGGATAAAATTACAAAAAATCAAAATTATTGGCCTGGAATGTTAATTTTTTCTAAACATACTGAATCTGCTGTATCTTGGAAGCCTGGATTAAAATTAACATTAAATAATAAAATAAAATATTGCGAGCGATTTAAATTTTTAACAGCAGTTAATAAAATTCTGCCAAATGAATTTAAAACAGTTCACGAATTAGGGTCATTTGGCAAATCAAGAAATGGTACTTATCGAAGTCAAAGTGGACATGATGATTTAGCTATGACTTGTGTTAATTTATCTTCATTTTTTGATTCGCCACAATTTTGGGAAATCGCAAATGAAGAAATAGATAAAATTCCAAAAGACAAATTATCAAAAATACATAAGAAATATTTAAAAGATATATATGTTGATGGAAAGAGTACAAAATATGATTTTGATGAATTAAATGCATTAAATTCGAATGGAATAGCTAGATCGTCTAGTTTAAGTTTAAATAATGCTGAAGATTATATTGCTAGACATTTAGAATTAACTAATCAGTTTTATGGAAATGGAGACCTTTCCGATTTTTCTGAATATAAAAAAATGTTAAAAAGATTAAATTCTAGATAATGCAAACTAATAAAGAAACACAAGAATATTTAAATAGTAAAAGAGAAATATTTATTAAATTAGTAGAATCAATTGAACAAGCAAATCAATTAGAAAAAAAATCAGTTTATGTAAAAAATCTAAAAATATTAGATGAATTCATAAATGTTATTATAAAAAAAGAAGAATGGCTAGATGTTTTAGAAAAAGCAATTAGCGTCTTTGAAAGTTTTGAAGATTATGAAATGTGCCAATGTTGTAAAATAATCAAAGATTCAATAATTAAAAAAAATTTAGTGAATGACAAAGACTCCACAACGCAGAGAAATTAAAAAACCCAAAAAGCAAACACAATTATTAAAGAAGTCTGATTTAGAAAAAATAACCTTATTAAATTCACAAGAACAATATTTAAATACTATTAAAAATTATGATATTACGTTTTGCTATGGTCCAGCTGGGACTAGTAAAACCTTTACTGCATGCTTAGCAGCTTTACAATTATACATAGATGGAAAAATTGATAAAATTATACTATCAAAACCAATTCATGAATCTGGAGAAAAATTAGGGTTTTTGCCAGGAGATGTTAATGAAAAAATTGATCCATTTATGGAAAGTTATCGTTCAAATTTAGTAAAATTATTAAAAAATGTAGATAATGTAAATTGGTTAGAAACAATTGGAGTTATTGAATACCGGCCTCTTGCTTATATGCGAGGAGCAACTTTTGATAATTGCTTAATGATATTAGATGAATCACAGAATGCTAATTTTAAACAATTAATGCTTTTTATTACAAGATTAGGAAATGATTCAAAAGCTTTAATCTGTGGAGATATTAGTCAATCTGATATTAGTAGAGAACAAGTAGCTTTGCCTGAGTTTATTAATTTATTAAAAGATATACCTGGAATAGCAGTTCATAATTTTACAGAATTAGATGTTATGCGTAAAAAAATATTAAAAGATATAATTAACAGATACGAAAATTGGAAAACTAAAAATGCAAATCATAAATTTTTAAAATAATATATACTTTATACAATATGAAATTTGAAACTATTAACAAACAGCTTAACGATAAAATGCAAGAATTGGCAGAAAAGATAAATTCAGGAAATTACGTAGAACATGATAGAAATACATTAGCTTCAATTATATATCCTAAACTTAGATATTTTATTTGGAACTTTTTTAATGATCAAGATGAAACTGATGAAGTTTTACATAATACGCTACTTAAAATTTTTAAAAATATATCTTCATATAAATCAGAATTTAGATTTACAACTTGGATTTATACAATTGCTAAGAATGAAGCGTTATTACATCAACATAAACTTAAAAAGGAATTAACTGTTAAGCTTGACAATTTAGCAGTTGCTCCATTTGATAAAAATGATCATCAATATAATATAGAAAAAGAAAAATATTTAGATGTGTTATTTTCATTAACTCATGAAGAGCTATATGCATTACCTGACTCTATTGAAAAAAATATTTTAATAGATAAAGAAATACAAAGAATGAAGGGTCAAGAAATTGCTGATAAATATGATATGAATCTAAATACAGTTAAAACTAAAATTAGAAAAGGTCGTAAAATATTAAAAGAACGGATTTTTTTAAAAAATCCGCATATGCGAGATCAAATAAATGACTTTTTATAATGAATTTAATTTACTATTTTAGTCCTAAGACTTTTTATAAAACATTATTAAAAATTATTTGTAATTTTAAAAATCATATTTTTTATAAAAAGCAGCTTTTAAAATTGAAAGAAGGCGGATATTTAAAACAAAATAAATTACGCTTAGATAGAAGACACCGAGCTTATTATGTTTTAAATTTAGAGCCTGAGACTTTACTACTTGGAGAGGAAGTTTTTGAATTAGAAAAAAGTAGAGTTTACGAATCATTAGAAATCAAAAAACAAATTTTTGAAAAAGTAGGATTGCGAGAATTAATCGAAGCAAAAACTAAGAGAATTAAAAATTCTGATTATTATGCATATTTAATTCAAATTAAATATTTGCCAATGTCTAATATTTGGGATAAAGTATATTGTGTCACTTGGATTATTGCAGTTTTATTAATTGGAAGATTCTTATATTTATCAATTGATTATATCCCTCAAATAATTGACTGGTTAAATAATGTTATGACTGCTAAATAAATAATTAAAAACTAATTATTGTTAGTTTTATATTATACAATGAAGAGTCGTAAGTTATTTTTTATAATATTATTAGCGCTTGCTGCATTTTCGATTGCTGGAGTTGGCGCATGGTTTTCAGTATATGGATTGACTAAAGTTTTTCCAGCTGGAATTCTTACCTTTATTTTATTTGGCGCATTAGAATTTTCAAAAATAATAATTGTTAGTTTTGTTTACCGATTTTGGAAAATCACTAAATTATTTCAACGAATATATCTATTGTTAGCAACTATTGTTTTAATGTCTATTACCTCTATTGGAATTTATGGATTTTTAACAAATTCATATCAAACGACAGCAAATAAATTAGAAGCTAATGATAAAAATATAAAAATTCTTGAAGCAAAAAAGGACAGATATCAATTAGAATATAATGAATATAATTCAGAAAAAACTAATTTAAATTCAACGATATCTGAATTAACTAAAGGTTTATCAAATAATACAATTCAATATGTTGATAAAGAAACTGGACAATTAGTTACTAGTACATCTATAGCAACTAGAAAAGCATTAGAGTCTCAGTTACAAGATGCAAAAACTCGTCGCAGTACTATTTATGATAAAACAGAAGCTCTTTCTGATTCTATTACAAAATATGATCTTTTAATTTTAGAAAAAACAAAGGTTGAAGGACTCAGTGGAGAAATTGGTCCACTAAAATATGTAGCTGAATTAACTGGAAAAGATATTGATAAAGTAGTTAATTGGTTATCTCTATTAATTATTTTTGTATTTGATCCACTTGCTATAATTCTGATTGTTTCATTAAATCAATTAATTGCATTTAGCGAAATTGATCCATTTAAAAAATCTAAAAAATATAATAAGTTAAAAGAAACATTAACTACAACTAATTATGATATAAAAGTAGATCCTATTAATCAAGAACAATTATCTACAATACATCAAAATATAGATAAAAAGCCTATTGAGTTAACTACAACAACGACAACGGCTAAAGAAGTTAAACCAAAATTGTCAAATCCAATAAATACTAAAAAAACGACAGTTGATTTAGACTCTAATGAAACTAAAGATGCAGAGCCTACTCGATTAAATAATACTATAAAATATTCGCCAGATAATAGACTTGCTTATGGCAAAAACAGAGATATAAAATAAAGTCTAATTTAATCTTGGGAATGAATAAAAATATTAAAACTAATGGCATATATTAAATATAGTGACGATCCATTAAAACAAAGAGTTAGTGAAGCTTTTTCAAATTTATGTGCAAGTACAACATCTGGTAAAAAATCTTTATTAGCATATGATAAACAATTATGTGTATTTAATAATTCTAATTCAGAAGCATGTTTTTCATTAGCTAATTTTAGTTTTCCAGTAGATACACAAAACTTTATTAATTTTGAAATTCGTCCAGGTGAATCGTTATCATTATTTGATAATGATTTAAGTGAAATATCTCCAGTTTCGTTAAATCCTAGTTATACTGGAAATTTTCCAATTGGTCCTGCCTCTGAATATATTGAACCAATTGGCGTATATGGAGCATCTAGCGAACCTGCATATTACTTATTAACAGATTCTAAATCATATGCTCGTGGTATATTGTTAATGGTATCATTTCCGGATTATCATAGCAATGGAGACGACTTACTAATAGAAGATAGAAAAGCAAATTTAATTATATCTAGGATGGTTAATGAGGATGATTCTTATACTGAAAAAACATCAACTATCCCAATATATTCGTTTTTCTCAGATTTTGTTAATCCACAAACAGTTGATCCAACTTCTCTAATAAATAATATAGTATTAGAAAATCCAAGTGATGTACTTGCTTCTGGTGGGTATTGTATAACAATTACAGGATTAATATTATATACAAAAAGTACAATTGATATTAAATCATGTACTTGTTAAAAATGGTTAAATAAATATGCAAATAGTTCCTAAATATTTAAAAACTCACACAGCTAGTGATAATTCAACAGATTATACACCAGTTTGGACAGATTTAACATTTAACCATAATGTAGATGGATCAATTGGGTCAATGTCACCATTATGGTTTGGAATACACAATTATAGTGCTGCTCAAGATGTTACAATTTGGACAGTTGATCAAGGAACAGACGGATCTGGCGTAACTGCTCATATATTAAAGGGTGAAACTTTTTATGCAAAAATTGCAAAAATTACAGTATCTAATCCAGTAACACTTTTAGGTACAACAAATATTCCGGGAGTAGTATAATGATACCAATAATGTCATTTGGACAAAGACAACAAGCATTAAACGGATTACCATTCTATGGAAGATCTGACTTTAATTTTGCTGCTTCGAAATCACCATATAGTAATGGAATATCGATTAAAATCTTACCATTGTCTGATTTGTCTAGAGTTATTCCAACTAATGTTGACTCTTTTGAAAATGGTATAAAGGATCTATCTAATAGATTTAAAAAAGGAACTCGAATACGTGGAGTAAAAGTAAATTCTACATTTACAAATAAAAAAAGAGAACCGAAAATTATAATCGGAAAATTTGAATCATTAAAAATTGATAGAAAATCTAAATCAATTAGAGCATTTATTAAAGATCCAAAAACCTTAGATATTATTGAAGTTTATCCAGAAACGTTAGATCGCTTAACTGAATCTAAAAATAATAGAGCAAAAACTTTCTTAGAGTACCTCATATAATTTATAATAAATATTATAAAATAATATTAATATATGGGTGATTTAATAAATGAAGAAGGTTCTGCTTTTTTAGAAGAACAGGATAAATTATATAATAAAAATAAAGATATTAATCAAGAGTCCTCAATAAAGTCGAATGTTTACTCAGAAGGTCCATCAAAATTAGGAAATTCTACAAAATTTGCATTTGAATCTTCAATAAATGCAGCAAATAATTCAAATTGGAAAACCGTACCAATTGAAAATTTGCCATCTCAGGGTTTATTTTATCCAAATGAATCTCGAATTTCTATAAAATCAGCAACTGTTTCTGAAGTTAGACAATGGTCAACAATCGATGAATCTGATCGATTACATGTAGATGATACCTTAAATTTTATAATTGAAAAATGCGCTAGAATCGAAGCTCCTGGAAAAAGAATGACTTGGAGAGATATTTCTGAACTAGATAGATTAGCATTGCTCTTTATGATACAAGAAATTACTTTTCCAAATGATGAGAATTTATTATATGTTAATTTTAGTTGCCTTGGACCATGCACAGAAGAACTTCCATGGAGTGGAGAATTAAGAGTCAGCAGTCCAATGCTATCTTTTATTGATTTACCTTCTGATATAATGCAATTCTATAATGCAGAATATAAATGTTTTGTTATCAAATCTTCAAAACTAAATGAAACTTTTTATTTGTATATGCCTACAATTGGAGTAATTGAAAAACTCAGAAGTAGAATTTCATATACAAAACAAAAAAGTAAAAAATCAATAGATAAAGCATTTATTAAAATCGCTCCATATTTAATTCAAGATTGGCAAACTTTCACTCAATCTGAGTATGATACATTATCTAAAGAAAATTTTGCATGGCATATTAATAAATTTACATTTGTTACTAAATTTGTTGATATTTTAGAAGGAGCTCGAAATTCTATGGTTTCTACTTCATGTCCAAAATGTGGAAATAAAGTGAGTTCGCCTCTTTTTTCTAAGTCCGGCTTCACGATCAAAGATCTTTTCTTTATTTCAGGCGGACTTAACGAACTTATTTGAGATTAACCGAATATTAGCAGTGAAGCTTAATCAATCTTTTGAAAGTTTATATTCTTTACCATATTATGAATATACATATTATTTAAATATATTAATTTCAGATACCGGGTCTGAACTTAATAAAACATTTGAATTATAAGATTCAGTATTTAATTGAATCTTATAATTCTTTAATAAATAATAAAAAGTAGTATATACTAAATGATTAATGACTTTCTTAAACCATCAAATCTTATCGAGTACTTAATTGAGACTTTAAATACTAATATATTTAATTTAAATCTTTCTGATGTTATTAAAGAAGAAACTGATAAGTTTTATGAATCTGATAATTCTAAAATTAGAATAGAGGAGTCGTCTGTATCTAATGATATATCTCAATTAAAAAAAGAATTATTAGACGAAGCAGACATATCAGATAAAGATATTATCATAAATGTAGATGCTCCAATAATAAAAGGAGATTCAATAATAGATTCAAACACTTTAATTAGTGAAATTAAATCAACTGTTGAAAAATCAATAGCATCTAATAAAATAAAAGAATCTAATTCTAACTTAATTCAAAAAAATTCAAAAGTAAAAGAGTCTGTTGTAAATTCTGCTACTAGAAATATTGAATTACCTAGTACTATTAATATTGAAAATACTTATTATTTAGAAGATGACAAAGCTGAAACATCTGAAATAAAACCTGCAGAAATAGTTAAATTAGAAGCAGAACCTAATACTAATACTAAATTAGAAAAAGAATCAAGTGCTAAAGTTACTTCAAATAGTACAAACACTGAGTCAATTTTAAATGATTTCAAATTAAAATCAGAAACCATAAATGGCAAAGATTCTTTTAATCCAATAAATTCACAATCATTTAATAAAGAAATTACAAGTTTTAGCAATATGTTTGATAATATATCAACCTTGCTTAATCAAGTTAGTGATATCGTATTAAATGATAATGTTTTGTCTAAAAATATTTCTCAAAATTCAAGAAATAATAATTCTAATTTAAGTTTAGATAATATAAAATCTGAAAATTTTAAACAATATTCAATAAATGATAATAATTTATTAGATTTAGCTGAAATTAATTCAACTAATGATTTTTTAGAAGAAAATTCATTTTTAAATAGCTCATTAAATTACTTATCTTCTTTTGAAAATACCATACAAAATGATGATAATACTATAGAAGTATCAGTTAATTCAAATTCACCTAATCTATCAAATGTCTTAACTGAATTATTTAATACTTCCAATATTGATAATACTAAATCTGACTCTTTTGAAAAAACAAATTTAAACAAAAATGAGTTAATGATAAATGATTTAAAAGAATCATTAGTACAAATAACTAAACCAAATAATATTAATGATTTAAGTATAAGTGATATTTTATATGATATATCTAATAATGTTAATACGAATTCGTATGATACAGATAATTCACAAATCTCTAATAATACAAAATTACCTAGGACAGAAAGTTCACAAAGAAAAATATCAGCAGAATTAGCAAATTCGATATTACAAACTCCTGAAGAAAGAAAGTTAGAAGCAGTAACTCAGCAATTATCAAATGTTCAAAATGCATTAACTGAAGTTACAAAATCTCAAATTAATAATACGAATGCACTTAATAATATAGTAACAAATAATAATCCTATAACAAATAATGAAACTACCATTTCTAATAACGAATCAACCGAACAGCTAAAACCAATGAGTTCTGATGAACAAAATCAACTAGAACAATCTCTCATATCTAATAGTGAATTTTATTTACAAGCAATATATAATGTATTAGTTGGATCAGGAATAAAAATAAAAGAATTATAAGTATGGATTACTATTTAAGCGAAGTATCTGAAATTCTTAAAGAATATTCACAAATTAAAAATGAAATAAATTTACTTAATAATCAAATTCAATTATTAGCTCAACAAAAAAATGAATTAGATTTGAAGTTAACTATAAATAGGGAAAAAGAAACAATATTAATTCAAAAAATAGAAAAGGAAACTGGAAAGCCAGTTAACTTTGCTAAGATATTAAAACAAATCTCATAAATATGAAATGGATTAAAGATAATCTAATCAAAATATTAATAATTATAATAGTATTATTAGGATTTTCAGTATTTACTATGATTAGAACTAATTCTAAATTAAAAATTGAAAATATTAAGCTAAATCAAGATACTGAAATATATTCAAATAATATAATTGCAATAAATGATACTATCGAATTTTGGAAAGATAAATCTAATAATTATTTTTCAGAAAAGAAAATATTGTCAGCAACTAAAGAAATGTTATTAAATCAATATAATACTGAACGTGAAAAATATTTAAAATTAATTAAAGATTATAATGAGTCTGATAAATTAATTGCATATTTAGAAGGTCAAATTATATTTAAAGATAGCATTATTCAAAAATTATCAAAAAACCCTAATTCCGGAGAAAGTTTTATAAAAAATGATTCGACTATATTTTTAGATATTGGAAAAACTTATGATTCAGTTAATTATTATAGAGTATATGGCGATATTACAACGACAATTAACGAGAATAAACTTATTGCCGGAAAAATGAGTTTACAAAATAATTTTGCAATAGGCTTAAATTTAGGAATAAATAGAGATGATAAAACTGGTCAAGCTAAAATTGTTTCAAAATCAGCATTTCCTGCAAAATTATATTTGTCTGGGATAACAGAAATAGAGTCAGCTATTAATAGAGAGCCGACTCATTATATCGGAGTAGGCATTATTTTGGGATATGGATCGACTTTACAACAAAAACCAATATTAAGTCCGTTTATTGGAATCGGTGTTTTTTATACACCAAAATGGGCAACTTTTAAAATACACAAAAATTAAATATGAATTCAACTTTTGTTAATTTAACTGATTATTGTATATTGGAGTTTAACTTAACTCCAATTAGCGAACCTTCTCCAACATTAACGGATTCGCAATTTTATTTTTTAAAAAACAATAATGTTAATGGGTATCAAATTTATAATACAGATGGATATTTATCGAAAACTAATAATATTAGATCATTTAGTACGATTTCAATTGGAGGATCTAGTGTTATTTGGAATGATCCAACGTTAAGTCCAATATATTCTCAATATGATTCGAATGTAACTGAAACTCTATTGAGTGCTACTCTTAGTCAAAATATGGTATTCGATACTATGCGAATCCATTTAGCTTCAGGTTTTGATTTTTCAGAAGTTGAAAATTTGATAGTTGGTGCAAATTATAAAATGAATAATGAAAAAACTGTACAAATTTCTACAATTTTATTAAATTCGACGTCAGTTCTTGATCTATATCAATATAATCCAAGGCCATTATTTATTGCAAATACAATTTACGATAAGTATATTGATATAAAAATTCCATCTGCTCCATGGATCAATAAAGACTTTGATGATTTTGGAATATCTTCTTTTGTATATGCAATAACAGAAGGAGTCGGATTTATAAAAGATTCACCAATTACTGTTTTTTTAGCAGAAGCCAACTTAGAAGAATATAATGCACCAAATGATATAACATATGATCGTTATAAAATTATAAATTATTATGAAGGATCAGTTTCTCAAATTAATAAATTTGATGCATTAGGCTGCATAATTAGCGAAGCTAGTGATGGAGATTATATACAGTTTCATGCAACTTGGGGTGGAGCATTTCCAGACTCATTAGTTAGTTCATTAAATGAACAAGGGCCAAATAATAATTGGATATTTACACATCAATTACAAGTATATGAACAAGTCGGAAGTTCTTTTTATAAAACTGGAAATTTAACAATTTATCAAGAAGATAATTTTGATGAAATTTTGACATATCGGCCAATTTTAAAAGATGCAGGTTTTGCTATTTCAATGTCAATTGATTATACTTTACGATTAATAAATACTTTAACCGGTGATCAGATTATTAAAACTGCATCATTAAGTATATTAAATCCAAATAAATATGGTAAAAAATTAGCTAAGATTAAACTTGCTAGTTCTCCACAGTCTATGAAAGTTTATAATAAGATAGTTCAAAGAAATTTTGAATTAGGAAATTTATTTTCACCAAAATCTACTCAAACAAACATTAAGCCTGTTCCGCCAAAACCAATTATTGAATATGTTAAAGGTGAAACGGTTAAAATTAGAGAATATATCCCAATAAAACAATTAGATATTTTATTAAGTTATCAAAATGCATTAAGTAGTGTTAGAAATGAAAGAGACAAAATAATATACGGACAAGGTGATTTAGTTCTGCCAATCGATCCAACTGATAACTTTATTAGATTCACAGCATATGAAATTAACCCAAAAACTGAATCTGAACAAAAAAGAATGAATTTAAATTTAAATAGTACATTTAAATTAAATTTTGGAAAAACTTCCGAATATTCATATGAATCATTGGCTAATTCTACATTAGCTAGCCCAAGTAAAGGTGAATTTTTATTTAAAATACCAAAAGACGAAGCTTTACAAATTTTAAAAATGACAGATCCTCAATTTTTTATATCACTTGTTTCGAATACTGATAATTCAGAAACATTATTTTATACTGGAACTTGGATTTCTTCTTTAAATTATTCAAAAATAACAAAAGAAGCAAATAAAGCTAAAATAGATGCAACTAAAGATAAAACAATTGCAGAATTATCAAATAAATTAAAAGAAACGTCAAATCAATTAGATGGATTAAAAGCAAAAGAACAAACTTTGCCTAGTAATCCTGGATTAAATAATCCAGATTCACGATCTGTTTCGCAAAGAAAAACTGAGCCTAAAGTTATAAATGGTACAATTGCAAAAGAGATACCAACATCTCAACAAACAAATGATTCATAAAAGATAAATAAATAAAGATATATTATAAAAAAAGATAGCTAATCTAATGAATGGCATAATAAATGAACTGGTAACAGAACTTAGAAATAATCCAAAAATTAAAAATAGTGCAATTGTTAAAATTGTAATTGAATCAATTAATAATTCGATTCAACTAGGAGTACAAGCTGATCAAATACTAGAAACGGCATTAACTAATTTACAAGAATTAGGAAAGCAATCAGTTAATGAAAATGTTTTAACTGAAGTTGTTTCAAAATTTAAAAAGATTGCTCAAAAACCTACACAGAGATTACAAAATATGGCAAAAGAAGCAGGATTGGAAAAACAATTAAAGATGTTAAAAGAATCTAATATTGGAAAAGACCCGCAATTTATAAATACTATTTCTAATTTAGAAAAACAAATTACAGTCAATCCAGAATTTAGAATGTTAGGTGTTGTATATGAAAATTTAACAAAATTTTCATATGATCCTCAAGTTCTTAATGTTCTTGAAAATTTATCAAAATACGTAGAACAAAATAGAGCTAAGTTAGAAATATTGAATGCAATTTTTGAAATGAGACAATCAAGTCCAGTTATTTACAAAGAAGCAATATCAATATTAGAAGAATCATTATTGTCAGATCAAACATCTGCAGATACATTAAAAATGAATCTAAGAGGAAAGATTGATTTGCCAATTACAAACAGTCTTATTAATACTTTGAGTATGGTAGAAGGTAAAAATAATGGAAAGTTTAATATTGGATTAGGAAATGGTGATACTAAAGTAAAGTCAGTAATTGCTCCATTTTATAAGATAGATGAATCAAATGCTATTGTTTTTATGGATAACATTTTTATAAAACTATCAGCCGATTCTGAGCCAGTTGCATTATCTCAAAATGAAGCATTAAAATATTCAGATTTTTATAAATTATGCGAATCTTTTTCAAAATTAAATTTTAAAGAAAAATCAAATGGTATTTATACAAAGGGTCGTAACTTAGAAATTGCGTTCATTATAAATGAATCAAATACATTATCATTAACGATAAACGGTAATAATATTGATGATTTAACAAAAATTAATATGTCAGAAGTATTTGCATTAGAACAATTAAACACAAGATCTAATCTTGTTAATATTTTTAATGGGTTAGATATGATCGTTAATGTCGAATTTGCAAAAAAATTAATAAATGAAAAGTTAAATGCAGATTCTGTTGTTTTTACAATAAACGAAACTCAATATGTATTTGAAAAATTAGGAGAAAGCAGAGTTGTTAAAAAATTAGAAGGATTAGATTTTCATAATTATGTATTAGAAAATTTTAAATATGATGTTAGCGAATTATATTCAATTCAATTAAGTGAACAAGCTGAAAAGTTAAAACAAATTGAAGTTGAGAAGGGAAAAATTAATACAGATTTGGAAAAACTAGAACAGTCAATATTAAAACTAGAAGAAGCTTTGTCTAATGAAACAATTAGCGTTGAATACCAAGCGAAATTAACTGATTTAAAGGAATCGATAGAACAAAATATAATTTCATTAAAAAATTATTATATCGAATTAGATAATAATAAAAAAAAAAAGAATAACCGAAGCTGAGGATATTACTTTAGTTAATCCAAAAACTTCCAAATATGATGCTGGTCAAAAAGTAATATTACAAACTGGAAAAGCTGGCACAATTATTGGAGTAGATTCAATCAATAATGAATATCTATTAATGACTACTGACAATAAACAAATTACGGTTAAGAGTCATGATATTGATAAAGTTGAGCCATCTAAATATCAAGAATATCAAGAGTCTGGGGTAAATCCTGAAGACGATACTAAATTAGCAATTCAAGGAACTCCATTTGATATGGATGGAGATAAGTAAATACACTAAAACTATTTAAAATAAGCATATACAAATAATTATGACAAATAATATTGCTTTATATGCTTATTTTGGGGAAATTGGGATATTTAATGATAATATTCCAGGACATTCTTTTTATCAGATAGGTTTATTAGATTCAATATCGAGTTGTTTTGGTATTGATAATTTTGATTTTTATAATTATCTTGATATAAAAGAATCAAATGAAAATGTAAAATTTCCAAATGATGAAATTGGAAAAGTATGTTCAAAATATGCAAATCTATTAATATCAGAATATCGTATTTCTAATAAAAAAGTCTTAGATAATATTAAAGATAAGAAATACTCTAAAATATTTTTAAAAGCAAGATTTCGAAATTTATCAACATTAACTAAAAAACTAAAAGACACTAAAAGATTCGAAATCATTATTAACACTGCATTATCTAATGGATATGATCCATTTAACATAATTATAATTGATACTGATTTATCTTTAAATTCTACCTTTATTGAATTTTTAAATACTCTTAGAGTTAAAATTATTCGACCATCTATTGATATTCCAGGAATAGGAAGTAGAATTTTAACAGACTGTTTACGAATACATAAAAATAATATTAATAAAAATAATAATATTGTATATTATGGAAATTTAGATTTTTCAAATTATAAAGAAGGACATTCAAAAAATCAAATAATTTTTGATATATTAACATCAATATCAAAATATCCGATATTTGGCAGATCTTCATTTAATGGAATAATTGCAGCAAAAGATTCAAATTCTGTGATTGATTTTGCTAATTCTAATAATTTACAATTAATTCCAAGATCACAAAGACAAGATATTTGGAATAGTATGAAAAATTCATTATTGTCTATTAATGTTAGTAAAGATCTTTACTTAGAAAAAAACTTTATACCAGCTAGAATATACGAATCTATTATGTTAGGAGTAATTCCAGTTTCATATAAAGTCGGTCAATTAGAAGCAATGTCGTTTAATACAGTTGAAGATTTTTATGAAATTGCTATATTTTTATCAGAATGTACACCAACTGATTATTATAATATTTTAGAAAAAATAGCAGCAAGCCTCGTATATCTTTCTTATAAATAATACAAATGATTTTATATTAAATGAATCACATATTATCAATAGATGAATATTACACAAAGGGCAATCCTCAATTATCTTTATTAAAAGAAGCTTTATCTTCTTTAAAGATACTAAATAAAGAATTTAAAATTAATCCAGAAGTTTCATTACTTACAGAAAATTCTTCTGATAAAGAATTAGCACATGAGTCTTTTGTATTAGAATATTTTGATGATATATCAAAAATGAATATATCTGAAAATTATTTATGTATACATGAGTATGACGTAGCTAATTTAGTAGAAAGTGGAATATATCAATATACTATTCCTACTATTGAAATGATAAATGAAAACTTTCTAGATGGAATTAAGAAAGCTTTTTATGCAATGACAGAAGATGGTAGCGCAATTGGTATGTTTCAATTTTTATTAGATATTATTGGATTAATACCATCTTCTTTAATTGGAATTCCAATTGATATTGCAGCGAATTTATTAAATGCAATAATCTATTTTATACGCGATAAATTTTTATTAGGAGTATTGAATTTAATTGCAATGGTAGATATAACTAAGGCTTTTAGTTGGATTAAAAAAGCAATTAGACCTTTCGTTAAGCCATATTCTACATTCTTTAAATATTTAATGAAAGATGGTGGTGGAAAACTTGGAGCAAAATTTTTAAAAAATAATGCAGAAGTAATGGCCAAACCTAAGTTAGTACATGGAATTGGTCAAGCAATACGTAAAGTTGGAAATTGGTTAGCTAGAACTGGTGTTAATTTACTAAAATCAATAGTTCCGAATTTAACTAAAGCTATTAATAAAATTACATTTGGCGCATTTAAATTAGATAAGTATATTCCAAAAATGATACAAATGTTTGATGGATGGTCTGTTAAGTTTAGTAAATTTAGTAAAGAAGCATTGGATGCATCAACTGAATTATTATCAACTAAAACAGCTAAGGCTGCCGATAAAACATTAACTAAATCAGTAAATAAAGTCGGAAAAGCCGCTAAAGATACTGCTGAGATCGAAGCAGCCTCTGTTGGCAAAAAGTTATCAAAGAAAACAGCAACAAATATAGAAAAGAAAGCAAGCTCAGATATTGCAAAGGATCTTGGAATAAAAAACGGGTCAACTATTTCTAAATATAATACTGAAGTATTAGGTCGCGCAACTAAAAAATTTAATAAAGTTTTTCCAAATGGAGCTTCCTCAGCTATTAAAAATAAATATATTTACCAAGAAGCAACTAAAGAACTTATGGAAAATGTGCTAAGTAAAAAAGTAGGATTGCTTAGCATAACTAATAATAAAGCATTGATGAAAGCATTATCAAGTGGAAAAACATGGAGAGGAGCTGAAAAAATGCTAAGTAAAGCGATAAAAAGTGGTAGTCCTGAGTCACTAGAATATATCATGAAAACGATGTTAAAGGATCCTAGCTTGTTTGCTTTAATTTCTAAAAATTCGCCAGAAATAGCAAAAACTATGTCAATCTTTGCACAAAATCCAAAGGTTCTGATAAATGGATCAAAAACATTTGCTGAATTCGGAGTAAAGTTTGGTGCAAAAATTGGAAAAAGAACAATTGCTGGTAGAGTATTAACAAAATTGCCTGTTTTTATATTAAAACAGTTAATGAAAGGTAGTCCGTGTTTAGATAGAATGATTAATGTAAATAATATTGAAGATGTTAAAAAGATAACATCTAATGTAAAAGCTAATGTTGTAAATGAGATAGCTACCTCTGCTGTAACTGAACAATCTTCACCAGATCTTATTGAAATTTCAAAAGAAACTTTAGATCAACTTAAACAGACTAATCCAAACGCATATAATACAATAGTTCAATCAAATAAAGAAATGAATGATTTAGTAAATCAAGTTAAAACTCAAACTGATTCTACTAGTATTTGTGCAGATACAATAGCAATTAAATCAGCAGTTGCTGGTGCAATAATTGATTCAAATATTAAATATTATGGAAAAAATCCAATATATAAACATGGATATAAAGGATCAATTGATATGAAATCAGAAGAAGACCATACAGATCTAAATAATCTAACAAAGGGATATTTATCAGCACTTGGATTAGATTCAGATATTGATCCACAACACCCATTGGGAGATAATCCAATTGTTAAAGCATATTTTTCACCAATAGTTAATACACATGGAGAAATTAATCCAGTCCAATCTGATTCAGAAATTGAGGCTATATTAGACCATACAATTGATGAAATGATTAAAGGTGGACAATTAAAAGAAGAAAAAAGAGAAGAATTTAAAAGAATAATAATGAATTCTTATAGAACTGATACAATTCCTCCTCAGGTAATTCAAGCAGTTGAAGGAGATCCAAATTTAAATGAAGGGCTTTTTAAAGTTGGAAAATTAATAACAAACCGATGAAATTAGAAAAATTTGAAACATTTCGACCTACTATAGAAACATATACTAAAAGAGTTAAACTTATTGGTGAAAATCTTTTACCTGAGCTATATGCAGATAAAAAAGCAGATGCTTCTATAAAAATTGAGTCAAACGCTTTCTCAACATATCAAGTATTTAATAGACTTCCAAATGCTTCGTTTATTCCAAAATGTGTGTCAAACAGATTACACGCAAGCCGATTGAAAATGCCAGTTACTGTGATTTCACCAGAGTCTAATATAAAAACGTTCAGTAGTCGAAGAAAATTAAATAAAGAACCTATTCAAAAGGGATCTTTGTATTTTAATAGACCAAAGTTTGATCAACAATATCAAATTTTACTATATGAGGGAAAGATATTAAGTGTTAGACAATTATTTGAAGGAAAGGCAGTTCATTTAAATATCAATAGATTTCCAAAAATGCAAAAATTTCAAAAAGTATCAAATTTAATAAATGAAGCATTAAAAACAAAAATTACTAGATTTAGATTAGGAACCTTTAATGAATCTATTGTTTTATTAGGAATGGAAGATTTTAATCTACATATTCCAGAATTAACTAATTTATATTTTGAGGTATATGAATCGCATGTTGGTCATATGCCAGTTTGGTTTAAACATCATATTGAAAGTACAATGGTTACTCCGTTTTTATATGAATATATTGATCGTGATGTTTTTAGTAAAAAATGTCCATATATTTTATAAAAATAAAATCTTTCTATATTTTTAAAGTACAATTATATAAATTTTAAAATTTTATAAATATGGAAAAAGAAAAATTAGTAACTGACAATCTTGAAAAAAACATTAGTTCTGAATCTAATACACAAAGTGATGATACAAATGAATTAGATGATTCAGGAAATACTATTGATCCTGTAGAAAATAGTCAACCTGAAGAATTATCTGAATTAGATAAGCTAATTAATGAACGTACTGGATATTGGCCAATTAAATTAGATGAGCAAGATTTAAAATGGATTAAATCTGCATGTAATAGTAAATTTAAGCATACTGGGCCAAATGAAGCTTATATGTTAATAAATTGTTTTGTTGGAATATCTTCTGCAATTAAAAGATTAGAATCAGCGAAAGAAGGCGATCCTATTATCTTACCTGCATCTACTGTTGAAGCATGTTCATTTTTTATAAATCAATATTCTGGAGTTGGCATAGAATCAGCTCAACGTAATTTTAGAATAGCAATGGCTCTTAATCCAATAATCATCGAAATGCAAAAACTGGATGCTGAAATTGAAAAACTTAAAACGGAAACTAGTTCTAAAAACAAATAATTATGGGATTTAATAAGCGTAGGTATTCAATTAATCAAATTATTAAATTTGCAAAAATTTATAATTTTGAAGAATTTGAAATATTTATGATACGGCCAGATGCATATATTTATGAGGATCATAATGCTAGCGAATTACATAGAAAATATATTAATTTAAATAATATTGATCGAGAATTAATGTTTAATAACTTAAAAGAAAAAGAGGAATTTTAAAATTCCTCTTTTATTTTTTGTATGTTTCTAATAAATATTTTGCATATTCAACAGGTCGACGCATTGCTGTTTTTCGAATATCTGGTAAAATCTTAAATAAATTTCTACCAGGAACAGAATTCACTTCAATTAAATGTAATTTTCCGTTTTGATCTATTAACAAATCAATTCCGATTTCTCCAATTGGACCAACCTTTCGATTTAATGTATCAAACAATAATTTAGATTTAGTTCTAATATTTTCAGCAATTTCACCAGACATGTCTTGATTAAATAATGATTGCAATATTGAGCTTAATAAAATACGACCACCTCCTTGGTGTAAATTTGCTGTTATTTTATTAGGTGATGCAATTCTAGCTGCCATTCCAGTTCTTAAAGGTTTTCCTTCTTTATTACGTTGATAAATTACTCTAATATCAAAAACTGAATTTTGGTATTTTGGCAAATTAATTTTTTCTTGTATTATATAAAGTCGATTTGAAGTTTTCATTTTTTTACGAATCATATCGATTTTATCTAATAGTTCATCTTCTTTACATAATATTGTTAAATCTTTATATTTAACTTCATATGAATTTCCATCTTTACTTATTGCAATTATACCAGAACCGCCTGACCCAAATCTCGGTTTTAATATTACGTTAGGATGATCTAGTAAAAATGGAATTAACTTATCGTCTTTATATTTTTCAGTATATGGTATTCCCAACTCTCCTAAATTTTCAATAGATAATTCAGAATATGTTAAATATTTATCAAGTGCAAGCTTTCTAAAATATGCAGAATTTATTGCCTTACATCCTTTATTTGTTAAATATTTAGTACTAGACTCTCCTTTTAAATATGGTCTCTTTCTAAAACTTCTATTATAGAAAACTTTAGGTAATCCTCTTTTTTCTGATATCCATTTTCCTTCTTTATATTTCCATCCAACTATTTTGTCTGAATTGAAATCTGTAAAAATAAATGCATCTATTCCCAATGAATCTGATATTTTTAACAATTGTTTAAAATATCCAGTTTGTTCTCCAAATTTTGAAGTTCTTCCTAAATCTCCTAATATTCCAAATGAATTTGGTTCTAAGTAGCTTTCTACATATTGTGCAAATTCAAATACATAGTCTTTCATATACTTTTATTTATATGAAAATTATAAATAAATAAGAATATAAAAAATGATAAATTAATGCAAAAAGTAGTTACTAAGTTTGATGATTTTTTAGATAATGTATACGAGTCTGTGAAAAATGATATGTCTGTTGTTCAAGCAAGTGAAGGTAAGGCAATTAAAAGTAAAATTACTGATTCTACTAGGAAACATCAAAATCAAAATGAAAAAATAACAATAGAAGCAGTAAAAACAAAAGATCCTAGGGAAAAATATAGATTTGAATTTAAAGTTGTAACTAAATCAACTGAAGAATCTGCGAATAGACAAACTGCTCTTTTATATTTAGGAAATCTTATGAAAGATTTACTTGCTAAAAATAAGATTAATAAAGATTTTGTCGCATTCTTAGAAATAAAAAATCCCAATAAACGAATGATTGGAGATTTTGTATCTAGTGGAGTATTGTCATTTTATGAAAAATCAATATTACCTAATATTTCTTTAGTAAAGCCAATTTATTCAGTTTCAACTAGTATAACTGAATCGTTTGTTGCTAATCCTGGAAAAGCAATTCTATCTGAAAATTCTCCAAATGCAGTATATGTTTATAATTATTCAGATTTACAAACTGCGCAGGGACAAACTTCTCAACCGATAAATATGCAGGAGTTAATTACACCAGACGAAAAGTCTATACAGGAACCACATATGCAGCCTATTCAGCCTCAAACTAAGGTGTCTTCTCGAGTTGGTCAAGCTGCACAATCAAAAGTTTCTCAAGTTGATCAAGCTGCACAAAGTTCAAATACTAAAACTAATCCAAATCAACAAGAAGTTCCTCCTGAAATAACTGCAACTGAGATTGCAAGAAAATATGTTGGATTAAGCAAAAGTGATACTCCGAACTCATTAATAAAAGATATACAAGCTAAAATTATAGCAGGTTCAAAACTTGATCCTGATAAATTTAATGGTCCAGCTTATACGATTTTATCAGGTGGGGGAGCAAATGGTAAATATAATGATAGAACTGCACAAGCAATAGGAATGTTGGTCAATAAAGATAGACAACCAATTTTTCAAATTGGGCCTCGAGTATCAAATACATTAGTTAATATTTTAAAAGGTATAAGTGATGAGCAAAGAGATGCAGTTCTCACAAAATCAACCCCAGAAATAACATCAGTAAATAAACAATCAACTGACCCGAATAAAGTAAATACAAAAGATACACAACCCGCTGCAAATACAAATATTTATAGATATGAGGTAGAAACAGCTAACCCAAATCTTAAAAAAATATATTTTTAATAATATGAAATATGCAAGATACTTAGAATTATTAAAATTTAAAAAATCAATAGAGGCTAAACTTAATGAAGATTTAAATACTGATCCAACATTCGATGAATTCATAAAATCTAAGCCTGGGAGTAATACTCCAAATGAATCATACTACTCTAATACTTGGAAAGATGTTGTTAATTATATTGTTGATAAAGTTAATAATAATATTTATGCTGGTAAGTTTGCATTTAAAGAATTAAATAATATTATTGAATGGAAAGTTGATCAAATAACTGGATATGTGTCTATTATTGATACAAAAACTCAATTTAAATCTGAAGAAACAGTTGATACTTCTAACTTTGGATCATATGTGTATGAAATATATCAAGCAGTTAGAGGATATAAAACAAATGAAGATCGAATATATAAGGTATTTAGTAATTTTACTGATCAATATATGTTTAATGCATTTTTGAAATTTTTTAACTCATTAAAACTGTCGCACTTTCATTATCAACAAAAATTAGTATACGAAGAACCTGAATTTATTGATACTTATATAATAAAAAAAGCTCAACTTAATGATAGAGATAATCGTAAACGGTCAGATTATGATTTAAATGATTGGATATCGACTGAATTAAAAGATTCTGAATTATCTAAGTTAAATTCTATTTTATCAAAAAACGGAATTACTTATCAATTTACAAAAAATTCAGAAAATAACGGTACTCGGTAACCTTAATATGAATATATTAGTATAATATATTCATATGGAAAACAATTTTAACAATTTAGTTGATTTTATTAATGAAATGAAATCAACTTCTTCTACTAATGAGAAGACAAATATTCTTAAAAAGTATGATTCACTATTTTTAAGAAAATTATTTGAATATGTATATTCTCCATTTAAACAGTATGGAGTGACTTCAAAAAATCTTAAAAAGCATAAAGAATTAAAATCGTATAATTATACTAACTTATTTTCATTACTTGATGCACTGGATGCAGGAGAGATTCGTGGACATGTTGCATTGGCTGAAGTTAATGGTTTTATTGAAAATAATGAAAGTTTCTCAGATGTCCTCTATGACATTATTGATCGCGATATTAAAACTAGAGCAACCTCTTCTTTAATTAATAAAGTTATGCCAAATACTATTCCAGTATTTGAAGTTGCTTTAGCTAATAAATTCCAAGATCATATTAAAAAAGTAAAATTCGATAATGGAGAATGGTGGGCTAGTCGAAAACTTGATGGACTTAGATGTATTACTATTTTTGATAAAGATGGAGAAATCCGATTTTTTTCTAGACACGGTAAAGAATTCTTTACTTTTAATGTATTAAAAGAAAGCTTATCTAAGTTAAGATTAAAAAATAAAGTATTAGATGGTGAAATTTGCATAATTAATGAAAATGGTTTAGAAGATTTTCAATCGATATTAAAGGAGTATAATCGAAAAAACCATACTATTAAAAATCCAAAATATTATGTATTTGATTATTTAGAACTCGATGAATTTTTAACACAACATAGTGAAATAACATTTGTTGCTAGACAAATTATGTTAAATGGATTATTTGAAATTAATCAAATTGCTGAGGTTGAAGTTGTTGAACAAATTTGTATAGAAAATAAAGAACATTTTGATCAGCTTGTAAATGATGCACAAGAAGCTGGTTTTGAAGGAATTATGATTCGTAAAGATGTTAATTATGAAGGAAAGCGAACCTCTAATTTATTAAAAGTTAAACAAATGTTTGATGCTGAATATCAAGTGGTAGGATATGAGGTTGGGATAATGCGAATAATTGAAAATGGAGTAGAAGTAGAAGAAGAAATGCTTAAAAATGTTAGAATTTTACATAAAGGCTGCCCAGTTGATGTTGGATCAGGGTTTTCGCTTGAGCAAAGACGACATTTTTACAAAAACCCAAATGATATTTTAAATAAAATAATAACAGTTCAGTATTTTGAACAAACACAAAACCAAAATGGAAAATATTCATTACGTTTTCCGGTAATAAAAGCAATTCATGGAAAAGAACGTACAACTTAATAAAAATTAAATATATGGAAAATTCTAAATTTGAGTTAACTGCAGATATTATTGAAATAATGGAAACTCAAACTTATAATAAAGGTTTTAAAAAAAGAGAGTTTGTTGTTGAAACAAGTGGAAAATATCCACAAAAAATATTATTCCAAACAGTTCAAGATAAAGTAGATATGCTTGATTCTTTTAGTATAGGTGATACTATTTCAATATCATTCGATATTAAAGGGCGTGAATGGAAAGATCGCTATTTTAATTCATTAGAAGCTTGGCGAATTATTATGGAAAAGCGTGCAACTGATAAAGATTATGAAGATGATTCTGATATTTTTGAAGATTCAGATCTTTTTCCAGAAAAATTACAAAATACAAATATTCAATCTTTTACTTCAGAATTAGATGACGATGATGATTTACCGTTTTAATTAAAAATAATTTTCTAAGTAGCTTTCTACATATTGTGCAAATTCAAATACATAGTCTTTCATATACTTTTATTTATATGAAAATTATAAATAAATAAGAATATAAAAAATGATAAATTAATGCAAAAAGTAGTTACTA